GTCGTTGGCGACTTTGAGAACGGCAACATCTATGCGTTTGATTTGGACGATTATTCGGACAATGGCAGCATTCAAAAGTGGTTGCGCTCATGGCGGGCGTTGCCAACCGGCCAAAACAATTTGAAGCGTACGGCGCATCACAGCCTGCAACTGGACTGCGAAACAGGTGTGGGACTAAATCTGTACCCTGGGTACGACAGCGAAAATATTGACACTGAGTCAGGGTTAGACCTTGTAGCTGAATACGTACAGACGTTTTTAACAACGCAATCGGGTGTTACTTTAACTACCGAGGCCGGGGACGGTTTTCAGCCTTTAGGTCAATACGAACTGTCGGATACCGATATTAGTGGGTACAACTTAGTAACCACGTCTTATCTTGCTGCACCCGGTTACGACCCTGAAGTCATGCTGCGCTGGTCAGATGACGGCGGTCATACTTGGAGCAACGAACACTGGTCGCCAGTTGGCAAAATTGGTGCGTATGGTCACCGAACTTTTTGGCGTCGGTTGGGCATGACTTTAAAGCTGCGTGACCGTGTGTACGAACTGTCAGGCACTGACCCTGTAAAAATTACAATCATGGGCGCTGAACTCATTTTGAGTCCAACAAATGCCTAGCCCTAACGCTACGCCAACGCCGATCACGCCGCCGCGCGTGCCGTTGATTGACCCCCGCACGAATCTGATTGATCGCGCTTGGTATTTGTTTTTCTTGTCGCTCAACAACATTGCGTCTGCTGTTGTTGATGACTCTGGGCTTACATTTAGCTCCGAGTCTTTGCTTGCGTCCTACGATGCGGCGCTTCGCTCGGTCAATCAAGAATTGCAAACCCTGCCGCCGGTAGTCACTTTGCCTGCGCCTGACGTATTGGGCGACTGTTGCTCTGCCTTAATATCTCAGACTGCTGAAATGCAAAAGCAGATTGAGGCTTTGCAAGTGCAGCCGATTGTTGACATTGCGGCTATCACTGCGGCCATTAGCGCTGCGTCATCAGCGCCTGTTACCAAAACTGCTGACTTTACGGTAGCTGACAATGAGACTTGGATTATCAACAACAAGTCAGGCTCGACCTGTACGGTGACTCTGCCCACGGCAAGCGCATGGTCGGGCAGATATATTACATTTAAAAACTTGCAGGCTCAGACCTTGGTGTCTGCGTCAAGCAACGTGGTGCTGATTGACAGCGCGGCGGCTGGCACCGCAATCCTCTTGGCAGTTGTAGGAAATTGGGCGACAATGGTGTCTGACGGCACAAATTGGGTCATTATGCAACAGGCCGCTAACAACAACCTGCTTTTGGAGTAAACCATGACCGTATCAGTAAAAGTCCTTGTAGCCGCAAAGTTTGCCGAAAGCTCGCAAACAACCCAGTACACCGCAACTGGCGTCACGGCCATCATTGACAAGTTTACCGCAACTAACATCACTGCCACGGCAGCTACGATCAGCGTCAACTTGGTCACCTCGGCTGGGTCTTCTGGTAACACCAACCTGATTACCAAGACCAAGACGCTTCAGGCTTCTGAGGTCTACACATTCCCTGAACTGGTGGGCCAAGTGCTTGGTGTTGGCGACTTTATTAGTACCATTGCTGGCACTGCCAGCGCAATCAATATCCGCGTTTCTGGGCGTGAGGTGACTTGATGATTTACCACCACTTTAGCTCAGGTGTGTACGCTAAAGAAGCGTTTATTCCTGCGGGTCAAATTTTAGTGCAGCACGCGCACAAACATGACCACCTATCTATTTTGGCTAGTGGGTCTGTAGAACTTATTGTAAACGGCGTTAAATCCATTGTTAACGCCCCCGCTTGTCTGACTATAGCGGCGGGGCAACATCACGGCGTAAAATCAATTACAGATGTTGTTTGGTATTGCATACACGCCACTGATTGCACTGATGAAGACGAAATTGATGAATTGTTAATTGTGCCTGGGGATATTGACCAGGCGCGTAATATTGCTCAGTGTTTGAGCGAAGGAGTTTGATATGCCTTGGATGCTTCCCGCCGCAATTATTGGCAGTTCTTTGTTTGGGGCAAATGCCGCCAACAAAGCCGCTGACACTCAAGCCGCTGCCGCTGACCGCGCTGCCGAGTTGCAGTACAAAATGTACCAAGAAAATGTGCAACGGCAACAGCCTTTTTTAGAGGCTGGAGTAGGAGCGCTTAACAAGCTGACCACTGCGGTTGATTACAAGCCGTTTGGAATGGATCAGTATAAAGCAGACCCAGGCTACGCATTTCGTTTAGGTGAAGGTCAGAAAGCACTTGATCGTCAAGCCGCTGCAAGGGGCGGTCTGATCTCCGGCGGCGCTTTAAAAGCCGCTACTCGCTACGGCCAAGACATGGGCTCACAAGAGTACCAAAACGCTTTTAATCGTTATCAGACTGAACGTGCAGCCATGCTTAACCCGTTGCAATCATTAGCTGGTGTGGGACAAACTACGGCTACTACTTTAGGCAATGCCGGCCAGTCATATGGCACAAACGCCGGTGAAGCATACATGGGGGGTGCCAACGCACGTGCATCTGGATACGTAGGAGGCGCAAATGCGCTTACCGGCGGTTTAAGTTCGTACTTAAACTATAACCAAGGGCAAGACTATTTAAATAGACTGCGGCTCCCCGGCGTCGGTGGCGGTAGTTCTTTAATGAGTGAACCATACGCCGGTTATAACGCATCAATTGGACTACGGTCGTAAGGAACAATCATGCCTTTAGATACACGAATTGCTCTTGGTGTTCAGCCGCTTCAACTTGCTGATCCATTGGCACGAGAAGGCCAAGTACAAAACATTTTGGCTTCGCAAGCCCAGCAACGAGCCGCTGGTACGCAACAACAAAGCTCGCAAATGCAAATTGAGCAAATGCAACGTCAAATTCAGCAAGATGAAAATTACGTTAGCCAAATGAAAAATGCCATAGAAAAAAATGGCGGCCCGCCGGATTTGATGCAAGCGTTTCGGATAATGTCAACAAACAGAAATCCTCAAATTTCGCAACACGGCGTAACGGGGTTGCAATCTTTGTTACGTTTGGATGCGGCAAAGAAAGCTGGCATTTATGGTGAAGTTGCGCCTGCTGCTGCTGCACCCGTCATACCAAATGCTGGGCCTGCACCTGGCGCTTTGGGTTCGGGCACGTATGGTATGGATCAAAACGTACCTATGTTTAATCAACCTAATGTCTCACCTCTTAATTTAACTAAACCGGCGGGCGCGCCTGCGCCGGTAATGAATCAATTGACGCCGCCTGCTGTTGCGCCTGTCAATCAACTTGCGGCAGCGCCGCAAGCAAATGCTGCAAAAGCATTGGAAACTGAGTACATGAAGTTGTCTCAGTATTCAGACTTGCCGGGTGTTAAAGACCGAATGACTTTAATTGCGGAAAAAATAAAACATTTAAGCACTCCTGACGTATCGACCATGCAGGCTTTAGGTTACCCGCTTACTACAGAAGGTTACGCGCAATTTAACGCGGATAAAACTAGAAATGCTGCGCCTGCGATTTTGACTAAATATCAAGATGCGCGCGCTGCGCTAATAGCCAGCGGCGTGCCTCCAGATGATCCTCGCGTTAGAGAACTTAACGCAATGATTTTGAAAGAAACTACCCATGCGCCTGCGGCAAGCACGCAAGTTACTGTTTCTCAATCTACAGAGAAAAAATTTGGTGAAGTTTTTGGTACCAAAATAGCCGAAAGAGATGTAGGTTTATTAGACACCGCATCCAAAGCACCTGATTTGGCGGCTAACGCCAACCGAGTTTTAAGCATTTTGAACCAAGGTAATGTGTTTACAGGTTCCGCTGCCGACATCAAACTTAACATGGCCCGCGCTTTAAATCTAGCAGGTGCTGGAAACGATGAAAAAATAGCCAACACCGAGATGTTGGTGTCGGGGTTAGCGCGTCAGACTTTAGGCGCGGTTAAATCTTCAGGTCTTGGTACAGGTCAAGGATTTACAGACAAAGACTTGCAATTCTTACAAGATGCTGAGGGTGGGCGTATCACTTTGAACGCCCAAACTATTCGACGTTTAGCTGAACTTTCACATTCCGCTGCGGATAAAAGTGCAACCGCTTGGAACAAACGAGTTAAAGAAATTCCTAAATCAGCAACAGAAGGTACAGGCCTTTCTACAGAACCTATTGTTGTCCCTAAACGGTTTGGCGCAACGGCAATGCCAGCCGCACCAGCGGCAGGGGCTGTCCGAGATGGGTACCGATTTAAAGGTGGCGACCCCGCCGTTGCCACTAATTGGGAGAAACTGTAATGGCAGGGCCGTGGGAACAATACCAACAACCCGCCGCCGCCAGTGGCCCTTGGGAGCAATATCAGCAGCCTGCGGCGGCTTCTAGCGGTATGCCTGGCCCTCGCAAGTCATACACTCTTGCAGAAGTGCCTGGAGCGGCGCTTGAAAATGTACCTAAAAGTGGCATGGCGTTTTTAGGTGGTGTTGCAGATATTTTTGCGCACCCCATACAAACGCTCACAAATATTTCCGATGTCGCGGCTGGCGGTGTCTATAATTTTATGCCCAAAGCAGTTCAGACTGCTATTGACGCAATTGAAGTTAATCCGGCGGCTCAAAAACGAGCCATAGGCACTGCAAATGCTGCGGGTGGAATGCTTAAAGATAGATATGGTAATTTTGAGTCTATAAAACGCACGCTTGCTGAAGACCCCGTGGGCGCGGCGGCTGATCTATCCACCATACTATCTGGCGGCGCGACCGCAACGGCGCGGGCTGCGCCAATGGCATCTAAAGTTCTAGCAACTACGGCCAAAGTTACCAACCCAATGACGCCGATTGTTGGCGCGGCAAATTTAGGTTTTGAAGTGGCCGGAAAAGGAGGCCAACAGATTTACAACGCGTTAGACCCTAAATCTAAAGCGTACATGACGGCGGCAGAAGGCCGAGCCCCTGAGATATTGAACGCATTGGCCGCACCAGTTGAACTTGTACCAAATTCTATGCCTACCGCCGCGCAAACAGCGGCAACGGCGGGATCGACACGGTTTGCTGCGTTAGGCAGACAAGCCGCAGAAAAATTACCTACTGAGTATTTAGGTCGTGAAGCAGCGCAAAAAGAGGCCCAGCTTGCGGCTATTCGTAGCGTAGGTAAAACTGCTGATGACATTAAAGTTGCGGAAGCCGCTAGGACTAGCGCAACTGACCCGTTGTACAGAATTGCAGACAAAACAGTGGTGCCTGCTGATGCCGCATTTGCAGCGCTTACGGAACGTCCGTCTATGGACAAAGTGCTGGCCCGCGCTAAACAACTTGCCGAAGAAAAAGGCCAAACGTTTCAAATTGGCGAGACTCGCCCTGCTCAAACAGTGCCGTCGCCCATATTGGACGCGTCAGGCAAACCCGTAGGCTATACAACGGTGCCCGGAAAAGTAGCGCAATATCCTGGCACAAGCCTGCACTACATGAAATTGGCGTTTGATGATTTGACCCATGATCCCGCTACCTTTGGTATTGGCAAAAATGAAGCCAGCGCAATTAGTAAAACTCGTGAACAATTTTTAAATTGGTTTGAAAACAAAGTTCCCGAATACGGCCAAGCCCGTCAGACGTACTCGGCGGGCAGCAAGCCAATCAATCAAATGCAAGTGGGGCAATATCTCGAAGGTAAATTGACCCCCGCGCTTGGCGAAGAAACAGGGAAGTTGCGCGCCGCTGGTTTTGCAACCGCGCTAGAAAACGCGCCCGCCACCATACAAAAAGCAACTACAGGTCTGCCCCGCTATGATAGCTTGGCTAAAATTCTGTCGCCAGAACAAATGACCGTGATAGAAGGTGTAAAAAACGATTTATCTCGCATAGCTGAAACTGAATACGCAGCAGGCAAAGGCGCAAAAGCTGGGCCTGATTTGCTGCACACGGTGCCGGGGGCGCAAGTGCCTAACTTGATGAACCGAGTCGCCACAGTCGCAAATGAAATTATCCGACGTTTAAAAGGCGGGGTAAACGAAAAAATTGCAATTGAAATTGCTACGGAAATGTTAGACCCAAAAATGGCAGCTGCTGCATTGCGTAAATCTATGGCTCGACAAGCAGCGGGGGAAAAGTTTGCCGACCCGTTTAAAAACGCCAACATAAGCGCTGAAAAAATACGCAATATCGGCGTAGTCAACAATTTAGCCCCGCAAGACACCGGCAACGCTCAATTTAATTTTCTGAGTGGTCAATGATGGATCAACAAACAATCAACCTCATCCTGGGCGCGTGCATGGCCGTGGCCGGATGGTTCGCCCGCGAGTTGTGGACAGCAGTGCAAGACCTTAAAAATGACTTGTCCAAGCTGCCAACAATTTACGTTGCCCGTCAGGACTACAAAGACGATATGCGGGAAGTCAAAGAAATGCTGGGCAAGATTTTTGACAAACTGGATCACAAAGTAGACAAATGATTAATGCGCGGCGTCATACTCTTTTTGGCGCTGGTCACGGTATCGGTCGCCCAGGACAAGTTAATTCTAAATGCGGAGCCGCCCAAGAAGCCCAAGCCGCAGCCCAAGCAGCCAAGCTGCGCGGTGCAGGAGTTGTACGCCATAGCTTGGTCAACGCACGACCCATCAGAGCGCCACAAGGCCATGCTGGCGTGGCTGGATAAGTCAAAGTGTAGCGTGGATGACTACACACTTATATGGAACGCTTTGCCCGAGTGGGCTGGCACTGCTGATAGCCCCGCCTTGCGGGCCAAGATCATGGAGAAGGCAAGATGAACGATAAAGACAAACTTGTAAATATAGTGACCTACATGGTCACCGCTACTTTGTGCGCTGTCGTGCTGTCCTTAATCTGGGCACTGATCCACGGTTTGTTTGTCAAGGAAGTAGACAACACCAAGATTTTTGAGATCATCGGCCCCGCCTTTCAGACCATTATCGGTGGCTTGATCGGCTGGCTATCGGGCCTTAAAGTAGGCTCGCACATAGACGAGGAGAAACCTAATGTCCCTTGACCCCATATCTGCAATGCTTGACATTGGCAGCAAAGTCCTAGACCGAGTGCTGCCCGACCCCGCGCAGCAAGCCGCTGCCAAGCTGGAACTACTCAAACTTCAGCAGAGCGGAGAGTTGGCCCAGATCACCGGGCAGATGGACATCAACAAAATTGAAGCGGCCAGCAGCAGCATCTTTGTCTCCGGCTGGCGACCCGCTATCGGTTGGATATGCGGTGCGGGATTTGCCGTGCAATTTGTTATTGGCCCACTAGCCGAATGGGGTTCCGCTTTGGCGGGACATCCCGTTAAATTTCCCACAATGGACACGGGCACCATGATGCCGCTGCTGTTGGGTATGCTTGGCCTGGGTGGTATGCGTACGGCTGAGAAGATGCAAGGCGTGGCTGCAAAATGACGCCCAATTTCACGTTGGCAGAATTAACTGTCACCGATCACCGAGAATTTAAAAATGAACCTAACCCTAGTGAAATTGCAAATCTCCAACGCTTGGCTAGCCTGCTGGAACAAGTTAAAAGCGTTTTGGGCGGCGTACCGATCATGGTCAACAGCGCATTTCGGAGCAAACAAGTAAATGACGCTGTAGGCAGCAAGGACACAAGCCAGCACCGGCTGGGATGCGCTGCTGACATCCGCGTGCCAGGTATGGCGCCAGACGCCGTAGTCAAAGCAGTTATCGCGGCCAAGCTGCCGTTTGACCAACTAATCCGTGAGTTTGACCGCTGGACGCACATTAGCGTACCCAATGACCCCAAGGGCAAGCCTCGGGGCCAGGTGCTAATCATCGACAGTAAGGGTACTCGCCCGTACTAACTGCATAGCGTCCTTCAGGTCACCGCGCAGTTGCTCCAAAGCATCTTGCTGGGCCTGTAGGCGTAGATACGCCTCCAGCGCAAATTTTGCTAAGTTTTCATTTGTCCAGGCGGCGAAATTTGGTGTGTTTTGCATTTGGTTTAGGGCAGTCTTTGGGTGGAACGATAACGCACCATACGGCTTGTGCTGGCGCTTGGTGTTGGGCTTCTGTCCAGCTACTAATGTAAGAATCTGGCATATTACGGAGCGCCGCATAAATTGAATCAGTCTTGCGGTCTAATTGTTCGGCTAAGTCCAATACAGTCATACCGTCACGATGCCAACGCAACAAGCGCCGGATGTGGGGGTGATTAGCGGGGATCAAGAATTGCGCTCCTTGAGTTTGGCTTCTGCCCACAATGCGCCAGCACCAAAACCTCCATCTGTCCAAATTGCGGTTGTTTTTTCATTATCCGTCAACCCTACCCACGGGCGCTGGTACACCTGTGTGTCATCATCATCTAGCTTGTCTTGCGCCGCTGTCTTCTTGCTTTGATAGCCTGTCATCATTTCCCCCAAATCGCAATAGCGATCATTGTCAAGCCAACTACCACAAACATCAAAGCAATCAAGCCCTTGACGCTAGCAGCAAGATCATCTATTAAGTCAGGCTCAAGCCCATTGTTTCGGTTCATAAACGCCTCGTTGGCTTCTTGAGCGCGTTGCTTGCGGATAGGGCAGTCACGCCCTTGGGTGCAGTTACCAAAATCGTTGCAACATTCAGTCATTTGTATTCCTTTAAACGTGTGTTTAAACGCTCTATACGGGCCATACTCAGATCGTGGCACGCTTTTGCATACTCGGATGCCGATTCAGCTTCAAGCCTATCTAAATGGGCCTGTGCAAGTTCGCGGGTGATGACCTCGGCTGGCGTCAAGTCGCGGTAGTAGTCCTTCAAAAATTTAATAAATTTCATGGTAATTTAGCTTCCTTTAGTAGTTCAAGTCTCTCCCGCGCGACGCGCAGGGTGTTGTACCGCTGGTGCATACGCTCCAGTACGGATACTCTTTTGAGCGTATTGCGCTCGTTGTTCAGTAAGCCCAGCACTTCCTCTTCGGTCAGTGTGGGTAGACGGTCATTTAGACTTCGCCAAGTGTTTTTCAATTCGTGTCTCCAGTTTGGTGATCAGGTTAACGCAGCGGTCGTACGCCCGGTAAGTGGCGTTCAACTGACGCGCGCGGGCTTTGAGTTCGGCCTTGGCCGCTTTAAGTTGTGCTTTCAATTGATTTAACATAGTTCTTCCATTGCAATATCAGAAATAGCGCGTTTGTCGTGCAGCGCGGCCCAGATGCGTTCGTCCACCGTCTTGTTGGTCAGCATCACGTAGCACCACACGTCATGCCGCTGGCCGCTACGATGCAAGCGCCCGATGGTTTGTTCATACAACTCAAGCGACCAGGGCAGGGACAGAAAGACGATCCGGCACCCGCCGTACTGGAGGTTGAGCCCGTGGCCTGCTGACTTGGGGTGGACAAGCAGTAACTCGATGGTGCCTGCGTTCCACCGCTCAATTGCCCGGTCGTCGTCAAGTGTCTGAGCATGGGGGTAACGCCGCTTGAGTTCGGCCAGTTCCTCTTGATAGTTGTAAACAATAAGCGTGTTAGCACGTTGGTTCTCCTCCAGTAACTCATGCAGCCGGTCAAACTTGGCAGTGTCAAACCACACTGGCGTCTGCACCGTCACCCACTTGCTAGGTATCTCCGATGGGCTCTGTACGGTGTGGTACACAAATCCGCTGGCAAGCTGCTGCAACTTGCCGGTCACCACAGCAGCGTTGATGGCCGTGATGTCTTGCAGCTTAAAGTCCTTCTTCATGGTGTCGTAAGGCTTACGATCGTACAGATCGCAGCGCACTTCTACTGTATGGAGCAGGGGCAGCTTGTCGCTATACTCACCGGCGTCCAAGACAAAAGTGGCAGGCTTTATCACGGCCATAACTTTCTCAAGACTGCCTTTGCGCGGCATCCACTCACCAAAGTCTGGGTTGATTAGCACGAAATACTGTTGCTGGAATGCGCCTTTGCTGCGGCCCAGCAAACTCTGGTCAACGATCTTGCACTGGCCGAACACGTCCTCCAAACCGTTGCTGGTAAACGAGCCGGTCAGTCCCCAACGAATCTCGATAGGTGCAAGGAATTTGAGCAAATCTTTGAAGCGTTTGCCGCTGGGATTTTTGAGCCGCGTCAGTTCGTCAAACACCACCGCGTCAAAAGTGCCCGTGGGCAAGTTCTCGTAGTTGGTCACCACCACCTGGGCGCTTGACGCCAACGCAGCCGCCCGCTGCTTGACCGAGCCCACGGCCACGGCCAGCGTCACGTCGGGTGCCCACTTGCGCTGCTCGACCGGCCAGACGCTGGTAGCGACCCGCTTGGGGGCCAACACGAGGAAGCGCTTGACGTGCCCGTCCTTGAGCATGGCCTGCATGGCCGTGAGCGTGATGGCCGTCTTGCCCGCGCCCACAGGGGCGAGGATCATCGCCCTGTCGCGCTCGTACAGGAAGTCAGCCGCCTCGTCTTGGTATGGCCGCAAATTCATCGACTTGTTCCTTTGTCCATATACACATATACCTCTGATTGAGCCGTACCATGTCTGCGGCAAACAGCTTTTGCAATTCTGATAACCTACCGCCCTTGGTCTTGAGTTCCACAAACCAAGTGCTGCCGTCAGGCAGGCAAGCTATCCTGTCCGCTACGCCCTTGCGCCCCGGTGAGGTGAACTTGTAGGTCTTACCACCAAGCCGCTCCACCGCCCAGACAAAATGATTTTCTACATCACTTTCACGCACAGACACGCTCCCACCGGATGCGCGCAACATCTCCTGAACCTATATCTTGCCGAGGGCGACTTAAAGTATCCCACCCAGCGCGAGGCGCTAACGTCTGTACTGGCGTCCACCCCGCTCCACGCAAAGAAGCGCCCGACTCATCATGCTGCGTATATGTAACGCATTTTGCGTAGCCAAGCGCTATTGCTGCACGGACAATTGCGCCGTAAAGCATAGAATTAGCGTTGCGCGTGCCATCTGTACAAGTACGAGTGACTTCTAGCGTCGCACCGTCGTCAAGCATTCGAGCCACTGGTCTTCCAGCCATTGCAACCCCTAAAAGGCGTTCGCCGTCAAATAGCCCAACGCTAAACTTGTGCCCGACAGGCGGCTTGTTATGCCGGTGGTGTTCGCGGACAAATGCTTGCGCGGTTTTTAGTGATACAGGCCGAATGTTCATGTCAAGAAGTTTAGCACACTTTTATTTTCTGTGCTATAGTCAAGTCCCAATCAACTAAAGGACAGTCCAAATGGCTAAAGACAACAGTACAGGTAAAAATAAAGATTTCTACGAATTAGGGAAGAGAATGTTTGACCGGATACAGCCGCTCAAACCGTTCATTGACCCAATTCAAAAAGACATTGACTTGCTATACGAAGTAAACAGCGCGGACATTGAGGCGCTGGAAGATGCCAAAGAAACACTAATGATTCTCAAAAAAGTGCACGAGGGTGTGTTTGAAACAATCATTGATGAGTCATTGGTTTTGATCAACAAAGCACTGGGCATGAATTATGGGGATTCATTCGAACGGGTTGCTAAACGAGCAGGGGGTAAAGTATGAACCACAGTAACATCGTCGGCGGCTCAACCGCTAAGAGGGTAATCAACTGCCCTGGCTCTGTGGCCTTAGTCGCTAAGATGCCGCCCAAGCCCAGCAGTAAGTACGCTGACGAGGGCACGCTCTTACACAACGTCATCGCAGAGATTGTGATGTCCGGCCAAAGTTCTGAGCATTACCTTGGCACCAAGTACGAAGACCAAGTGCTGACCCAAGAACTGATCGACAACAAGCTCAACCCCGCCTTGCGCGCGCTGGACGAGATTGACCCCAAGCAGGAGATGGAAATTGAGGCCGAGACAAGCGTTAATTTCGGTGACCTACTACCTGGTGTGTTCGGTTCAACTGATCTTATCGGTCGCATTGGCACTCGTGCTGTTGTGCTGGATTGGAAATTTGGCGATGGTGTGGCTGTTGAAGTCGAAGAGAATGAGCAACTGATGTTCTACGCCGCTGCGGCCATGCGTACGCCAGCCGCTCAGTGGGCCTTTGAGGGCGTGACCGAGATTGAGATGGTCATTGTGCAGCCGCCTGCTGTCAAGCGTTGGGTGACCACACCAGCGCGCATTGCTGAGTTTGAATTGCAGTTGGTGCAGGCCGTCAAGATGAGCGAGAAGAAGACCGCCCCGCTGCGCTCTGGCGATCACTGCCGCTGGTGTGCCGCTAAGCCGGTATGCCCACAGATGACCGGCGCAGTCGAGCGCGCTTTGCAGATAACCATTGACAACCTAGACCCACCGACCATTGCCACCTATCTTAAAAACGCTGATATGCTGGAGCAGTGGATCACTGACTTGCGCGGCTTGGCGCTCCAGATGCTAGAGTCTGGGGCCAAGCTGCCTGATTACAAACTGGTCGCCAAGCGGGCGATCCGTTCATGGACTGACGAGGACAAGGCCAAAGTCGCCCTGTTCGCGTTCGGTCTGACTGAATCTGAGGTGTTGGAGACTTCCGTGATCTCTCCGGCCAAAGCTGAGAAGGCGCTCAAAAAGCGCAAGCAGGCTTTGCCGGGTGATCTGGTGGTCGCCATCTCTTCAGGTAACACTTTGGCAAGCGCGGATGACCCGCGCCCCGAGGTGATGCTTCTGGGTAAGCAATTAACCGCTGCCCTTTCTAAACTTCAATAAAGGTACAGAAATGTCCAATTTAGTAGCGTTCTCTCAAGCGGGCTTGCCCGCAGTTTCCTCCCTCGCATCTTCCCTGCGGGCTATCCAATCCGATGTCGGCCCAGCCGGTACGGTCATCCTGAAAATGGACAAGACCGGCCATTGGGTGTTTGGTGCAGACCAAACCGAAATCGAAGACGACAGCACCTGGGCGGTCAACCCTTTCTCCTTTGTCCACGGCTTTATTGCTTGGGGCGACGGCGAGGTGTTGGGCGAGAAGATGGTGCCCGTGTCCCAGCCCCTGCCGGACTTGGACGGCGCGCCCCCAGCAGCCAAGAAGGGCTGGGAGACTCAGGTAGGTATGAGTCTGAAGTGTTTGTCTGGCGAAGACAAGGGCATGGAAGCCCGCTTTACGACCACTTCGGTGGGCGGCAAGCGCAGCGTCCAAACCTTGGCCGTGGCCTTGGCAGATCAGGTCGATAAAGACCAAACCAAACCAGTGCCGGTCGTGCGCCTTAAAAAGGAGCATTACCAGCACAAGTCGTATGGCCGGATTTTCACGCCGGTTTTCGAGGTGGTGGAATGGTTGACTTTGGAAGGTGAAGCTGAGCCTGCCAAGGTCGAGGAAGCATCAGCCCCAAGTCGTCGTCGTCGCGTAGCGGCCTGATGACTCTTTGGGTTGACTTTGAAACCCGTAGCGCCTGCGACCTAAAAGTCGCGGGCGTTTACAACTACGCCCAGCACGGCACGACCGAAGTGCTGTGTATGTCCTACGCCTTCGACGATGAAGACGTACAGACCTGGTTGCCGGGCCAGCCACTGCCTGACCTGACCGGCCATCGCATCATGGCGCACAACGCCGCTTTCGAGCGCTTAATTTTTTGGTATGTCTTGCAGCTTGACATCCCGTTAGAGTCGTTTTATTGCACCGCAGCACAGGCCCGCGCCAATTGCGCGCCTGGCTCCCTTGAAGACGTTGGCCGCTTCGCTGGCGCGTCCATGAAGAAAGACCATCGTGGTGCCCAGCTAATCCGCAAAATGAGCGTGCCGCCCTACGAGGAGTCGCCCGAGTTGACCGCCGAGATGGTGGCCTATTGTGAGCAGGACGTGCGGGCCATGCGGGCTATCAGCAAGGCTATGCGGCCCCTGTCAGACCAAGAGTTGCAAGACTACCATGTCAACGAGCGCATCAACGACCGGGGCGTGCTAGTGGACGTGCCCTTGTGCCATGCTGCGGTCAAGTACGCCAGCATTGAGTTGGCCGAGATTCAAGAAATCGTCGCCGAGGTGACCGGCGGCGAGATCACTAGCGTGCGCTCCCCCAAAATGCGTGAGTGGGTGCTGGCCCGTGTCGGCCCGCAGGCCAAGAAGCTGATGGAGAAGGACGGCAAATATTCCATAGACAAAACTATCAGGGCTAATTTGCTGCTGATGGACAACCCCGACGAGGTGCCTTATGACGTTCAAGAAGTTATCCAATGTGCCGACGACCTATGGGCGTCGTCGGTTGCGAAGTTCAGCCGCCTTGCACAGCTATCAGATGAAGAAGATGGCCGAGTCCGAGGCGCGTTTGTGTTTGCAGGCGGCAGCGCTACTGGACGCGCTTCGTCTTATGGAGCCCAAGTCCACAACTTCACCCGTAAATGTGCGCCCGACCCTGATGCCGCCCGCCAAGCAATGGTCAGAGGCCACGCAATCGTACCTAAGTTTGGTGCGCGCGTTACCGATGTTCTCAAAGGAATGCTCAGACCCGCCTTGATACCTAGTAAGGGTAAACATCTAGTCGTTGCCGATTGGTCAGCCATCGAAGCTAGGGTAAACCCTTGGTTGTCCGGTAGGGGCGACGACAAGCTGGCGATCTTCGCGTCCGGCGAGGATGTGTACAAAGTAAACGCCTCGGCGACGTTCGGCGTCAGTGTGAGCCAGGTCAACAAAGACCAGCGCCAAATTGGTAAGGTGCAGGAATTAGCCTGCGGCTTTGCCGGTGGCGTCGGTGCCTTTGCAGCGATGGGCCGCGCTTACGGCATCTTGCTGCCTGAGTCCGACGCGCGGCGCATGGTAGATGCTTGGCGTAGGGCAAACCCTTGGTCTGTTTTGTACTGGCAAGACCTAGAATCAGCGTACACCCGAGCGATGCGAAACAAAGGCAAAGAGTTCAACGCCGGACGGGTGACCTATATGTTTGATGGCTTGCACCTATGGTATGTGCTGCCCTCTGGCCGCATCCTGTGCTACCCCTACGCCCGATTGGAATCCGAAGGTGTGACTTACGCCAAAGCTGCATGGAAACCCGCCGCTGATGCCAAGGAGTGGCCGCGCGCCCGCCTGTGGAAGGGGCTGGCCTGCGAGAACATCACCCAGGCCGTGGCTAATGACTTGCTGCGCCATTCGCTGCGCCAGCTTGATGACGTGGTGCTGCACGTCCACGATGAAATTGTGATCGAGACCGCAACGCCCGACCCCGAGGCGCTGCGCTCAATCATGTGTACCCCGCCCGATTGGGCTAAGGGTTTACCCCTAGACGCTGAAGTCTCAATTATGGAGCGATACGGAAAATGAATTTCTTAACTTATCTCGAAAACATTGCGCCCGAGGGCGAGGTTATTTTGTTTGTACGGCAGAAGCCTATGCTCCCAGAGCAGTTCCACGCCGACGGCGCTCTCAAGTGTTCGTGGCCTGCGTTCCTGCCTAAAAAGTGGAAGCCCGACCAAGCGTGGTACTGCAACACCGGCTGTTTCATCATCGACCGATTCGACGAGGGCAAGCCAGCAGCCAAGGCCGACGCCTGCGAGCGTGTGGCGTTCCTCGTGCTGGATGACGTGGGCACCAAGGCCAAGGTGCCGCCCATCGACCCGACGTGGATCATGGAGACCAGCCCCAACAATTTTCAGTACGGCTACACCTTCGCCCTTGACGATCAGCCCCTGAAGGGCGAATTCAGCGCGGCCATTGTCGCTATCGCCGAGGCAGGCTACACCGACGGCGGCGCGATCAACCCCGTCCGCAATTTCAGACTGCCGGGCTCGATCAACCTCAAGCCTGGCCGCGACCGCTTTGCGTCTGCCTTGGTTGAGTTTCACCCCGAGCGTGAATTCAGTCTTGCCGAGATATGCACCGCCTTGGGCGTGGTGCCCAACCCAGCCGACACGGCCACAGTGCGCCCGATCCGGCTTACAGACGACGGCGGCGATGACGTGCTGGCGTGGGCCGCAGCGCGTGGCGACTTGCTGGAGAAGGGCAACAGCAGCGGCTGGTGGGGCATCGTTTGCCCGAACAGCGCCGAGCATAGCGACGGCAACCCCATGGGCCGGTATCACCCCGTAAACCGCGCGTATTGCTGCCTGCATGAGCATTGCGCCCATCTGGATAGCGTGGCATACCTTGCGTGGGTGGAAGAGCAGGGCGGGCCCAAGCGCTCGCATGGCCTGCGCGACGAGTTGCTGGCCGCAGTGATGGAGAACACCCTTTCCAAGTTGACCCCGACAGTTGAGTATCCCGACGACGCAGCGACAGTCATCGCCGAGGTCGAGCATCGTGAATTGGGCCGCGTGGAGATGTCCGGTTGGTTTGAGCGCTTTGCGTATATACAGAACGACGATGCGTACTTTGATATGGAAGACCGGCGCGAAGTGATGCGTAAGACCTTCAACGCCTTGTTCCGGCACATCAACTGCAAGTCCCGCCACGGCAAGCACCCCAAGATCGAGGCGTCTAATTCTTTTGATGAGTACCGCCAAGACAAAGGCGCTCGCGCCCTGGTCGGTATCACCTACGCCGCAGGCGAGTCGGTGCTGGTGGCCCGTGAGGGCTTGGTGTACGGCAACCGATGGCGCGATGCCCGGCCCGAGCCGGTGGCCGCCGACGTGTCCGCATGGCTGCGCCATGTCGAGCGCATGGTGCCCATCGAATTCGAGCGGGAGCATCTTTTAAACGCCCTAGCCCATAAAGTGCAATTCCCCAGCCACAAGATCAATCACGCTATCCTATTGGGCGGCAATCATGGGAGCGGCAAAGATACCCTTTTCGCCCCGTTCTTTTGGGCCATAGGCGGCAAGGCAAAGGCTAATTGCTCCTTAGTCAAGAATGAAGACCTCAGTTCGCAATGGGGCTACGCCCTCGAGTGCGAAGTGATGGAGATCGCCGAGTTGCGACAGGCAGAGGCCAAAGACCGGCGCGCCTTGGAGAACACCCTCAAGCCCATCATTGCAGCGCCGCCTGAGTTGCTTATGGTCAACCGCAAGGGCTTGCATCCCTACTATGCGTTGAACCGCGTTTTCGTGGTGGCGTTTTCCAATGAGCGCGTGGCGATCAGTCTGCCCTCAGAGGATCGCCGATGGTTTGTTTTATGGTCAGAGGCCGGTAAGCTCCCCGAAGCAGAGGCGGTTAGCCTTTGGAACTGGTACGAGCATCGCGGTGGCTTTGCAGCAGTGGCGGCGTACTTGCACACCCGCGACGTGAGCGCCTGGAATCCCAACGCAGCGCCCCCAATGACAGAGGCCAAGGCCATCATGGTTGAGCATGGCATGAGCGGCGCAGAATCGTTCCTAGTCAACCTAATCAAGGCGCGTCAGCGTGCGTTCTCCAGTGGCGTGGTCGGCGCGCCCTTTTACGCGATCTGCGATGAATTGCAGCTATACGCCCCAGCAGGCATAAAGATAGTCCCTCCGGCCCTGCTACACGCGCTGAAAGAGGCCGGATGGGTGGATATGGGCCGCCTGGCGTCGCGCGAGTATCAGACCAAGAAACATATTTTTTGCGCGCCTGAGTTAGCCAAAAGCAATAAATCAGACTTGCGCAGGACAATAGAAAAAGCCCCCGAAGGGGCTTAGTCTAGATCGAACAAGATCGCTAAGATCGCGGCCACAAGGGCCGCTGCGATTATGAGCATAGCGCGCGTCTGGCATCGTCGCGCGTCGCCTCATTATCATCGTCCAGTAGCGCGGCCAGCGCGTCTTCTAAGCGCGTGCTGCGCGCTATTTCATCGCCTAGCGCGCGCTGTAGGCTATCCATGCGATCAAGCAGATTAGCGGTTTTTATGTCGCCAGTGATGTATGCGTGAGCTTCGTTCATAGGTACTCCAATAAAATAGCGGCCAGGATCAGGCCAATTGAGACGGCCAGCAGCGCATCGGCCAGAGGGTTACGTGTGGGCTCGGGTTTATAGTGTTCGCGCATTTTGTTGCTCCAATCTAATAGCTCGTTCAATGTTGCGTTTGCTGTACCCGTCGGCGAGCTTATCGGCCAGCATGGCCGCGTCGATCGCTTCAGGTGTGGGCAGTGGTGCCGGTGGCGCATATGGCCGCAAAATGGCCTCAAATAGCGGGTGGATCATAGTCCGGCCCCCTTGGCCATAGATAGGCCACTGACCCGGTAGCAGGCGCCATCGCTGCGTTGCACGTCAATAGTGCCTGCGCGGTGGATCGCCAGGATTAGGACCCGTTCGGGCTTACCATATAGTGAAATGTAGATGTGTTGTCCAATTTTCATTTTGCGACCTCATCGGCATGGTTTGCCACATACCGCGCGGCCGCATCGGCCACCGGCACGCCGGTAAAATAAAAATGCAGCGCTGACGGCCATTCGATCCGGCCAGCGTGCGCGGGCTCGGCCGTGATCACGGCGTCGCTGAATTCGGCCAAATAGCGCGCCTGGCGCTGGGCTTTGGTTTCACCATAATTTCGCATAATTTACTCCAATGTATAGCGGCCAGGATTAGCCCGCAAACGGCCGTCGCTGGCCGTTTGCAGATAACCCTATGCGGCCAGGCGCAGATTAATAACCCGGTGGCGCGAGCCGTGGGCAGGGAATGCCACAATGGCCGCGCGCTGTCGTTGGCACAATTGGCACGTCGCGCAGCTCACGTCGTCGCGCTGCGTCGCTGGGCAGATCACCACCTGGCGGCCGCCTGGCGTGGTGGTGTTTTTAGTAGTGGTGCTGGGCACCACCACCACCACCGGGCCGCAATTGGCATCGGCCAGCGCATCGGCATCGGCCAAGTCGTTAGCGCTCAAATTAACTGTAAAACCCCATTGATTCGCGTGCCGGATCCAGGCCAAACTAGCAGCGTCGCGGTGGTGTGAATAAGTAAACCCGCGTTTGCCTTGATTGGCCGCCACTAACTGGCCCAGTTTGACCGCGTCGACAGTGCCATTGACCTGGGGCAGATCGCCTGCCTGATTGTGCCGCCACAATTGGCCGTCGGGCAGCGCTGCGATCGCCTGGGTGAATTGGCCCCAGGTGGTGCCGCGCGTGCCTGCGCTCACTGCGGCCCAGTGCAGCGCGAGCGGCCCGCTGGCCGCGTAGCATTCCGCGCGCATGGCGCATTCTGCCGGGCAACTATCTTTTTCGGTGGTGGATACTGGAATCGGGCCGGTTTTTACATTGGCCGATTTTAGGGTGAGGTGTACTTTCATTTTTTGCCTTTTACTGTAGTTTATAAACAGGCGCAGCGCGCGCCTAGGGTTTAAATTATGCTATGAATTCGGGGTAATTGACTACACCGAACATTAGCGCAATCGCCATAATTTCTGTCTGCGATTTTTTGCTGCGCGCGCTGCGATACAGCGCAGATATTGAGCGCGCGACCCAATCTTTTTCTAATCCGGCCGCATGGTAGCGGGTGATTACACTGATTTCGCGAATTTCTGATTTAGTCATTTTGTGCCTTTTTGCTGTAAATTACTGTATGGCGATACTGCCATGCTTGTATTGTAAGGGATTCTCTTACACTGTCAACATTTATTTTCTAGGTGTTTACCCTTAGTTGACGAAAATTGTGGGTGCCTAGCGTGGCGGTTTGTAGGCATCACTGTTTTTATGCGGTTCTCCAATGGGGGCGATCAACTGTAGGTCATATTGTCATTAATTTGATGTTAACTTATCTAAACCTTACATTTCACATTATGAAATCTTACAATACTTACAATATGGGGTAGAGCGATTTGAAAACGGCTTTTTGGGTGCCCACATGACCCACCGCACACAATCGCCGCATTTTGCACGCAATGCATGGCCGCACTGTTAACGCAGGCACTCTAACCCGATTGGCATGGCCCACATGACCCACATGGTGTGCGGCCAGGCGCACGCACTGGCGCGCGGCCAGGTAGCTAGCAGCGCAGGCCATGCGACCGCGTAGGCTATGCCAACATGACCCACAAACCACTTGCCATTTTGTGTAGGATTTCAGCCGAGGGGGAGGGGTAGGGCCGACGCGATGGGCCAACGTAAACGGAGGAACCGCAAACAAAATTTTTTTAATATAAAATCCACGCACACGCCTCCCAGGCGCAGGAGAACAAATGTTCAAATCACTGCCGCTCACTGTCCGACACGTCCAAGCGACTGAATCGCGCTTGCAGGCGATATACGACGCTGCCAAGCTGGGGCTCAAGGGCGACACACTGGCGCTGGCCTCTGGGATGCGGCCTGAAGAGTACCGGCACCTGTGCCAATTTGACGCACTGGCTGAGATGGCTGCGATCAAGGGCAAGGCTGACGGCGAGCGCGAGATGGCTGACATCCTGCACAAAGCGGCTCGCGAGGGCGACGCCAAAGCGGCGCTTGAGATTCTCAAGCATCAGCACGGCTGGGTTGCCAAGCAGTCCATCACGGTGGACATCGACCAGCGCATATCCATCACGCAAGCGCTGCAAGAAGCAGAGATGCGCGTCATTGAGGTTGTTGATGCAGTCAACCAAATACAGCGCTGAAGACGAACAAGCCCTGATGGCGCGTCTGTGGACGCCGCGCATCAAAGACAACCCGCTCAATTTCGTAGCCCTGGTATTCCCGTGGGGCGTCAAGGGTACGCCGCTGGAGAACTTCAAGGGGCCGCGCAAGTGGCAGCGCGAGGTGCTGCAAGACATCGCCGAGCATATCGAAGCAAACAAAGGCCAGCTAGATTACGCGGTGCTGCAAAGCGCCATCTCGTCTGGGCGCGGTATTGGCAAGTCGGCCTTGGTCAGTTGGATCACGATCTGGATGCTGGCGACCCGCATCGGCTCGACGACCATCATCTCGGCCAACAGTGAGTCTCAGCTACGCTCAATCACATGGGCCGAGATTACCAAGTGGCTGGCGATGGCAATCAACAGCCACTGGTTTGAGGTGAGCGCCACCAGAGTCATGCCCGCCAAGTGGCTGACCGAACTGGTCGAGCGGGACTTGAAGAAAGGCACCAGGTACTGGGGCGTTGAGGGGCGGCTGTGGTCAGCGGAGAACCCCGACGCCTACGCGGGTGTGCATAACTACGACGGCGTGCTGGTGGTGTTCGACGAGGCGTCGGGTATCGACGACACGATCTGGGCGGTGACTGCGGGCTTTTTTACTGAAAACACACCCAATCGTTTCTGGCTGGCGTTCTCCAACCCCCGCCGCAACACGGGGTACTTCTACGAGGCGTTTAACTCCAAGCGGGCGTTTTGGAAAACCAAGGTGGTGGACGCGCGCACGGTAGAGGGTACGGACAAACAGGTCTACGAGCGGATCATCCAAGAGTATGGGCCCGACTCCTCACAGTCGCACGTTGAGGTCTACGGGATGTTCCCAAGCGCGGGAGATGACCAGTTCATCGGCTCGGACATAGTGGACGAGGCCATGAAGCGGGAGAAGTACAAAGACTTGTCCGCGCCCATCATCATCGGCGTCGATCCGGCGCGCTACGGCGCGGACGCAACAGTCATAGCCGTGCGCCAGGGACGGGACATAATTAACATCACTCGGCATCGGGGCGATGACACGATGACGGTCGTGGGGTATGTAATTGACGCGATTGAAGAGTACAAGCCGACTCTGGTGGTGATCGACGAGGGCGGGCTGGGGGCTGGGATTGTGGACAGGCTCAAGGAGCAGCGGTACAAGATTAAGGGCGTGAACTTTGGAAATAAGTCTAAAAACCCGATAATGTACGGAAATATGCGCGCGCAGATGTGGGGTGAGATGCGGGAATGGCTAAAATCTGCTAGTATCCCGACCGACAGGTTTTTGAAAACGGATTTGATTTCGCCTAAGATGAAGCCTGATTCACGTGGAACAATCTTCTTGGAGAGCAAGAAAGAAATGAAAGCACGGGGTTTAGCATCACCAGACGCAGCGGACGCTATATGCGTGACGTTTGCTTTTCCCGTGGCTCACCGCGAGTATACTGAGCCCACTCGCCGATATAACGCTCAAGACGGCGCAATGCACACATCTTGGATGGGGTCTTAATATGCCACTCGTCAAATCATCTTCGCCCAAAGCCTTTCGTGAAAATGTAAAGGCGGAAGTCAAAGCGGGCAAGCCCGTCAAACAGGCAGTTGCAATTGCTTATGCAGTCAAGCGCAGCGCGCCAGCCCCAAGTAAGAAGAAATAATGGCTGATTACACAGGCATGGTAGCTGTTGGCAATGTCGCCAACGGTGGCGGCAAGAAGAACGACGACTCCGGCATACTGGCGACAGCGCGCAGCCGCTTGGACATGGCGATATCGGCGCTGTCTGAGTCCCGCGAGGACGAGATAGACGACCTGAAGTTCTACGCTGGCAGCCCAGACAACCATTGGCAATGGCCCGCCGATGTGCTGGCGACCCGTGGTGCGGTGCAGGGTCAGACAATCAACGCCCGCCCGTGCCTGACCATCAACAAACTGCCGCAGCACGTGCGGCAAGTCACCAATGACCAAAGGCAAAACCGCCCAACAGGCAAAGTTATTCCAGCCGACGACAAGGCCGACATTGACGTTGCCGAAGTCTTCAACGGCATGGTCAGGCATATTGAATACATCTCGGACGCAGATGTCGCTTACGACACCGCTTGTGAAAACCAAGTCTCCTACGGAGAAGGCTACATCCGAATCCTGACCGAGTATTGCGACGACAATACCTTTGACCAAGACATCAAAATTGGCCGAGTTCGCAATTCATTCTCGGTGTACATGGACCCGACCATCCAAGACCCGTGCGGCGCGGACGCCAAGTATTGTTTTGTAACCGAGGACATCTCTAAAGACGACTACCAGCGGATGTATCCCGACTCAGCGCCTATTACTACCCTGCAAACGCTGGGTGTGGGTGATCAAAACCTGTCGCAGTGGCTTAATGAAGACACGATCCGCATCGCAGACTACTACTACGTCGATTACGACAAAGGCACGCTCAATTTGTACCCTGGCAACGCTACGGCGTTTGAAGGGACGCCTGAAGACAAGCAGTTGCGCGCTATTTACGGCAAACCCAAGAAATCTAGGCAATCTGACCGGCCACGCATCAAGTATTGCAAGATAAACGGCTACGAAATCTTGGAAGAGCGCGAGTGGGCGGGCAAATATATCCCGATTGTCCGCATTGTGGGCAACGAATTTGAGGTTGACGGTCGCTTGTACGTGTCTGGCTTGGTGCGAAACGCCAAGGATGCCCAGCGGATGTACAACTATTGGGTGTCCCAAGAGGCAGAAATGCTGGCTTTGGCTCCAAAAGCACCGTTTATTGGCTACGGCGGTCAATTTGAGGGCTACGAGAACCAATGGAAGACTGCCAACACGACCAACTGGCCGTATTTGGAGGTCAATCCAGACGTTACAGACGGCGCGGGCGCTACGCTGCCACTACCCCAGCGTGCCCAGCCGCCAATGGCCTCCAGCGGGCTATTACAGGCCAAATCTGGCGCTTCTGAAGACATCAAGGCATCTACAGGCCAATATAACGCTTCTTTGGGCATGACGTCCAACGAGCGCAGCGGCAAAGCCATCCTGGCCCGCCAACGCGAGGGTGATGTTGGGACATACCACTTTGGCGACAACTTGGCCCGTGGTGTGCGGTATTTGACCCGCCAACTGATTGACCTAATCCCCAAAATCTACGACACCCAGCGTATTGCTCGCATTATTGGCGAAGACGGCGAGACCAGCATGGTCAAGATTGACCCGATGCAGGCCGAGCCGGTCAAGAAGATTGTCAATCAAGAAGGCATTGTGATTGACAAGATTTACAACCCTGGCGTGGGCAAGTACGATGTGGTGGCAACCACCGGCCCAGGTTATGCAACCAAACGCCAAGAGGCGCTAGAGGCGATGGGCCAATTGTTGCAGGGTAACCCGCAACTATGGCAAGTGGCCGGTGACTTGTTTGTCAAGAACATGGATTGGCCGGGTGCCCAAGAGATGGCGAAGCGTTTTGCCAAGACTATTGACCCCAAACTCATGCAAGACGGCGACAAACCGCCCGAGTTGCAGGCCGCAGAGCAGCAAATTCAGGCAATGGGCCAAGAGATGGAACAGATGCACCAGATGATTATCAATGCTGGCAAGTCGATTGAGGCGCAGGATATGCACCGCAAGGACTTTGAAGCAACGGTCAAGGCGTACCAAGCCGAAACCCAGCGGATTTCCGCTGTGCAAGCCTCCATGTCGCCAGAGCAAATCCAAGACATCGTGCTGGGCACCGTGCATGGCATGATTACTTCGGGCGACTTGGTTAACGAAATGCCAAAGCGGGACATGGACACCGGCCCTGAGATGCCACAAGAAGGCATGGAACAACAACCAATGGGAATGCCACAATGATGTACAAAGCCTGTGATTTTGTCGGGATGCTGTTTTTGGCCCGTGATGTGGCCCACAGCGTCCACTTGAACACCCGCAGCTATTCCAAGCACGTTGCGCTCAATATCTTCTATGAGCGGATTATTGGCGCTGCGGATGACTTTGCTGAAGCCTACCAAGGCCGTCATGGTCTGATGGGGCCAATTACGCTGCATTCGGCCACCAAGACGGCCAACATCATCGACTTTTTGCAAAACCAGTTGGATGAGATTGAGAAGTGCCGTTATGACGTAGTGGACAGGACTGATATGTCGTTGCAACAGTTGATCGACAATATCATTGAAATTTATCTGCGTACCCTCTACAAACTCCGCTTTTTAGCATGACGTTATCCATTAATCACAGCACAGCAGCGGACAGTAGTTTTACTGCCGCAGGGGCAACGGCCTGGAATAATGCACATTCGTTATCGGGGACTTTGCCAATTGATTCTGGCGGCACAGGGCAAACAACGGCGGCAACGGCCATTACGGCTCTGGCTGGAACGCAAATTTCAGGGCGATATTTGCGTTCTGACGGCACAAATACGGCTTTGGCGGCTATTGTGGCTGCTGATGTACCTACGCTCAATCAAAACACTACTGGCACTTCGGCTAATGTGACCGGCACAGTGGCTGTGGCAAATGGCGGTACGGGTACAACAACTCCAGCGCTTGTCGCGGGTACAAACGTAACAATTACAGGTACTTGGCCTAACCAAACAATTAATTCTACAAATAGCAGTAGCGGCACGGTCACTTCGGTGGCCGCAAGCGTCCCTGCTTTTTTGTCCATCACTGGGTCGCCCATAACCACTTCAGGCACATTGGCAATTACCTATTCGGGAACAGCGCTTCCGGTTGTTAACGGTGGTACAGGCCAAACAACAGCCAGCGCGGCTTTTAACGCCTTGTCGCCAGTCACTAGCACTGGCGATTTGATTATTGGCAACGGCACCAACAGCGCAATTCGCCTAGGTATTGGCGCAAACAATTATGTTTTGACATCTAACGGCACTACGGCAACTTGGGCGCCCGCAAGCGGCGGTGGTAGCGGCATTACAACAGGCAAAAGTATCGCAATGGCGATGATCTTCGGCTATTGAGGAACAGACATGGCAAACCCAAATATCGTTAACGTAACTACTATTTACGGCAATACGTCTTACTTAATTCCTAGCAGCACATCGGCTACGACTTGGACTGCGCTTACGCCTGCATCTGGTACGGTCAACAAGATAGACAACATTGTTGCTACAAACGTAACCGCGTCTGTTGCAACCGTAACTGTCGCAATCAATAGCGCTGCGGCTGGCGCGGGAACAAATTACCGTCTTGTGTACCAAGTGCCAGTTCCAGTAAACGCTTCAATTGTTGTTGCAGATAAAAGCACTGCGTTTTACCTTGGTGAAGCGCAATCTATTGTGGTGACTGTTGGTACTGCATCGGCAATTGAATTAACGGCATCTTACGAGGCGATTACCTAATGTCTACTAGGTATAAAGGTTCTGTTATGGCTGCTACGGCAGCTATAAATAGTGCAACTACGGCTATTGGTATTTGGCGTACTAACGAAATCATGCAAGCATTAAAGGCAAGTTTATGGCCTTCAATTAATGCAGCACCTTCTATTGTTGATTATTTAGTAGTTGCAGGCGGCGGTGGCGGTGGTGGAACTAATGGTGGCGGTGGTGGTGGAGCAGGTGGTTATAAAAATGCGACCGGCTATTCAATAACAGCAGGGTCAACAATTACTATTTCGGTTGGAGCAGGAGGAACAGGCGGCACTTCAGGAGATTCAACTGGCCTTCAAGGTGGAAATGGTACTAATTCTGTTTTTGAATCAATAACATCAACAGGTGGTGGTGGCGCTGGTTCTGGAGATAGTGCTACTGGATACGCAGGAAAATCAGGCGGATCAGGTGGGGGCGGAGCTTCGTATGGCGGCACTAACGGCTCAGGAGGGGCAGCATCTCCTTCTGGTCAAGGTAATGCAGGCGGAAATGGTTTAACTGATGCTGCAACATACCGCGATGGAGGCGGCGGCGGTGGAGCAGGAGTCGCAGGCGGTAATGTTACTGGCCCATCAAGTGGGGGCGGTGGCGGAAATGGCCTTCAATCTTCTATAACAGGAACATCAACTTATTACGCAGGCGGTGGCGCGGGTGGTTGGTTTTCAGGCACTAATTCAGTAGCAGGTTTAGGCGGCGGAGGTACACAAAACGTAGCAGGAACTGCAAACACTGGTGGCGGTGGCGGCGCAGGACAAGGTTCAATAGCACCGGGTAAAGCTGGCGGTTCTGGAATAGTTATTGTTGCTTATTCAACCGCTTTTGATAGCATTTCTACTTTTTCTGCTGGTTTAGTCGTTAACGGCGTAACTACTACGGGTTCTAATGTTCCATCTCCAGATACGACATCACGTTCTGGGTACAAAGTTTACAAATTCACAGCCGGTACAGGGACAATAGGATGGGATGGTTCTGCTCCAGTAACACCAACTGCACCTTCAACTGTTAACTATTTAGTTGTTGCTGGTGGCGGTGGTGCTGCTGGAGTAGATGGTGGTGGTGGTGGGGCGGGTGGCTTTAAAACAGCCACAGGATTTTCTGTTGCCGCTTCAACAAGCTATACGGTCACAGTTGGTTCTGGCGGTACTGGAGCGCCATATACAGCTACGGCAACTTCCGGCAGCAACTCTGTTTTCTCAAGCATAACGTCAACCGGTGGCGGTTATGGTATGTGGTCTGGACAAACAGGCGGCAACGGCGGTTCTGGCGGCGGTGGATGTGACGGTGGTTCTGGTGGAACAGGTGTTTCTGGGCAAGGTTTTGCTGGTGGAGCAAGTACAGGTGGTACGTTAGGTGGCAATACTTCTGGAGGCGGTGGTGGTGGAGCTTCTGCTGTTGGTGTTGCAGGAACAACTACTACTGGCGGTAACGGTGGCGCTGGAACATCATCATCAATTACTGGAACTGCAACAACTTACGCAGGCGGCGGTGGTGGAGGTAAGGTTTCAAGCCCCGGAACAGGCGGTGCTGGAGGTGGTGGAAACGCTACTACAGGTGGCGCTGTAGGAAATGCTGGTACAGCTAATACTGGTGGCGGTGGGGGTGCTGTAGGTGGTTCAGTAGCCACAGCCAATGCAGGTGGTGCTGGTGGCTCTGGTATTGTGGTTATTTCTTACTCCGATACATCTTCAGACATTGCATCATTCTCTAGTGGGTTAGTAGTTAACGGTGTTACCACAACAGGGTCTAACGTCCCTGCTTCGGATACAACATCTTCCGCTGGTTACAAAGTTTATAAATTCACTGCCGGTACTGGCACATTTCAATGGTAGGAAATATGGCACATTTTGCACAACTTGACGAAAATAACATTGTTGTCCAAGTAATTGTTGGAGTAGATGAACCGCATGATGGCGAGGCTATCTATTTTCAGACAACAGGCAAAGTTTGGAAAAAGACCAGCTACAACACTGTTGGTGGAGTACATTCGTTAGGCGGTACACCATTTCGCAAAAACTACGCTGGAATTGGGTTCATTTATGATGCCCAACGGGATGCTTTCATTGCATCGCAACCATATCCAAGCTGGGTTCTTAATGAGCAGACTTGCCAATGGGATTCGCCGGTACAATACCCTAGCGATGACAAAAAATACGGTTGGGATGAACAAACTATTTCTTGGAAAGAAATTGCTTGAACACTTTTTTTAACGGCGCGTTTTTTAACGGGCCATTTTTTAACGCACCGCGCACTTTTTTTAACGGAGCGTTTTTTGAAGGACCTTTTTTTGAAACGCAAAACACTTTTTTTGGTGGGGCGTTTTTTGAAGGTGCATTTTTTAACGCTACGTCAGTTTACGCAACGCAACTTTTTGTCGAGTTAAGATCATTTACTGAAAGAAGGAGATTCTAATGGCGCTCAATCTTAAGGCTATCACTTCTGTCCTGGGCTACCAGCAGATCACCAGCTTGTCCGCAGCTACGGCCCTGACCGTACCTCAAAAAAATATTGGCGGCCTTGCGGGGTCGCCCCGTATTGCCATCATTACGCCTGAGACTCAAGCCGTGCGCTGGCGAGATGACGGTGTGGCCCCAACTGCTTCGGTTGGAATGCCACTTGCTGCCGGTGTCACTTTGCAATACGATGGCGACTTGACTCAAATCAAGTTCATTGAGCAAAGTGCCAGTGCAAAGCTAAACATTACTTATTATTCGTAAGGAGCCGTTATGGACTTTCATGGCGAAGGTGGCTCAATGAGCCCCGCAAATTTAATTGAGTACATCCAAAAGCAGCTTCCTACTGATTTGACCACCTTGGTCAATTTGCAAGCTGAATTGGCCCAGCGCCAAGGCGCAATGTCTGCGGTTCAAGATGCTGCCGCAGATCGGGCTAAGGCTGCTGACGAATTGGCTTCTGCTAAAGACCAAGCTGCGGCTATGGTTGCGTCTGCCAAAGATATGGAAGCTGCGGCCAAAGCCAAAGTTGCTGACCTTAAGGCGCGTGAAGCTGCGTTGGCCGACAGCGTTAAAGCATTTGAAACGGCTAGCGCAGCGCGTGAAACGGCCCTAGATGCGCGTAAAAAGACATCTGATACCCGTGAGATGCATCAACAGCAAACGCAAGCCAATCTTGACGCTTTAAGCGCGTCATTGGAAGCACAAGAAGCTGCGCTGCAAACTCGCGTTAAAGCCTTCCAAGATAAAGTTGCTGCAATTAGCGCGTAAGGACAAAAATCATGGCCGTCTTTCTCTCCCCCGTGGGCGGCGTTGCGGCCCAATTTTTTACCAATAGCGGTGTAATTCTATCGGGCGGCAAGCTGTACACTTATGCGGCGGGCACAACAACTCCACAAGCTACGTATACCAGTTCATCGGGGAGTACAAACCATACCAACCCAATTATTTTGGATTCGGCTGGCCGTGTACCAGGCGGCGAAATTTGGTTAAGCGCACCGCCGTACAAATTTGTTTTAAACACTTCTGCTGATGTACTTATTGCTACGTATGACAATGTGTCAGGTATTGGGGCCGCAAGTTATCAAGTAAATAATTTTACAGGTACAGGGTCACAAACTGCGTTTACTTTAAGCACAGCGTCTTTAGGTGAAAACTTTACGTTTGTATACATTAGCGGTGTGTATCAAAACAAAAACACTTACACGGTGTCAGGCACAACCCTTACATTTTCAACCGCGCCGCCATACACTTCTTTAATTGAAGTTATGTACAACTAATGGCTAATAGCAAGATTTCCGCACTTACAGCGGCAACTACGCCGGTTGCTGGTACGGAAGTTTTGCCTATTGTTCAAAGCAGCGCAACGGTAAAACTTGCTATTTCTGACTTAAACCCTGGGCTTAGCACCATTACCGCCGCTAAAGGTGGGACGGGACAAACAACTTATGCTGTGGGCGACTTGCTATATGCTAGCGCCACTACAACGCTTTCTAAACTTGCCGATGTAGCTACTGGAAATGCGCTTATTTCGGGCGGCGTAACAACCGCGCCAAGCTGGGGCAAGATTGGCCTTACAACCCATGTAAGCGGCACATTGCCGGTGGCTAATGGCGGCACTGCGTTAACTTCATTTACAAATAAAGGCGTTGTGTATGCCTCATCAACAAGCGTTTTAGCAACGGGTAGCGCACTAGAATTTGATGGAACTAATTTTGGTGTTGGTACTGGCGGCAATACACTTAATCATCAATCGGTTATATATAAAGGTGGCGCAAATGCTGTGTACCAGCAGATTGGAAACGGTGCTACTGGCCTTGGAGCAACTCAAGGCATCCGTTTTGGTTTGACTGCCGCTGGCGCTAGTGAACTTTATGCGGTTACAAGTTTTACTTGTTACGTTGACGGGTCATCTGCGTACTCAATAAGCACAGCCCGCGACATTACGGTTACGGCGGGCAACATAATACCAGGCACAGCCGCCAAGGGCATTAACTTTACCGCTAATACCCCGTTGGCGGGGATGACAAGTCAGTTGCTTAATTGGTATGAAGAAGGTACTTACACACCAACAATTAGTGCTGGAACAGGAAGCATAACTAGCTATACCTTAACAACTGCTAATTACACGCGAATTGGTAGGCAAGTTACAGCTAACATAGTTTTAACAATTACTAACGCTGGCACAGGGTTAGGAGCGTTAGGTATAACATTACCCTATACAAATGGAGCCGCTATTTCATGTGGAGCCGGTAGAGAAAATGCTTTAACTGGCTACATTCTTCAAGCGTATGTTAACGCCGCTTCTAATTTGTTAAATGTCTATAACTACGCTAATGGCACAGTAATTTTAACAAACGCACAAGTTCGTGTATCTATAACATATTTCGTCTAAGGATAAAAAATGGCGCTTACAAAAGTTTCCTACAGCATGATTCAAGGGCAATATGTAAATGCTTTAGATTACGGTGCTGATTCAACAGGCGCGACTGATTGCGCTGCGGCAGTTCAAGCCGCCGTGACAGCCGCTGCTGGTCGGCCTGTTTATTTCCCTGCTGGAACTTATAAAATTGGTACAACCATTGATTGCAGCCCTGTAGCTTATGATAGTTCTTCTTTTGGCGCGCCAGCAAAAATTATTGGTGATGGTCAATTAAAGACTTATTTTGACAATCGTGTAAATGGCCCACTATTTAGTATGGTAACTACTAGCACGGCTTCGTTGTTTAAAGGTGCTCTTGGTGGTAAGTTTGAGGGTTTTACAATTAATTGTGGCGCGACTACGACTAATGGCGTTGGCATTTATATGACTGCGGCTTATCAGCCAACAATTCAAAATGTTAACATCATTGGAATGTCTTTACACGGCATTCAAATACCTTGCATTTTAGGTGATAACGATGCGTCAAATATGGTTTTAATTGACCATGTTCGAATTCAAGATTGCGCTGGATGGGGAATTAAAGCAAACGGTGATTCTAGTCATAATGAAGTTAGTTTCATTTATATGCAACAAGTGTTTATCCAAAACTGCGGAACAACAGATGGGGCATATCAACCAGGTTCAGGCGGTATGAATTGGAAAGGGCAAATCCTTACCATGCAGCAATGTGGATTTACGATTAACCAAAACTGCGGTTTGTTTATTCCTGGTCAATCTGGAGCCGCCAACACCGTTGATCTTCAAGACACCACGTTTGAAAACAATAAAGTGCGGGGTATTTTTTGTCGGGGTATTACATCTTTTAAAGCGCGAAACATTCAGATTTATAACAATAATGCCTATACCGCAACAAATGGCTGTGAGTTTGAAGCCGATAATTTTACAATTGAAAATGTTGAACTTAATGGTGTTTACATTAGGGCAAGTGGCGGCAATAACGCATATACAGCTTTTAAAATTAGCGGGACAAATGCAAATTTAAATACTTGCCGTGTTCGTAATGTAACGTTTAATAATTTTGATTATGCTGGTCAAACAAGATTTAATGGTTGGCAATTTGACCCTATCCCTAACAATGGAATATTGCAAGTTCCATCCTCAACTGAAGTTTATTTCAAACCCAATACCTACATAGGAACAGGTAATAAAGTTCCAATGCGTTTGCAAGGGCCAAACAATGACAGTGGCACTGGCGTTGCGTCTACTTCTGGAGAATGGATTGCAAATGAATTGTCTAGTGGTGGGTTATCACTTAATTTAGCAAGCATTGTTGCAGCAACAAGATACTGGGTATACCTTTATGATAATGACAATGTTCCTACGTTAGAAGCAAGCAGCACAACAAGTTATGTAACAGATAGCACAAGTGGATACGCAGTTAAATCGGGTGACGCAACACGTTACTATGTTGGCAGTATTATTGGCGGTGCAACTAACGCAACAGTAGCAACTACCGCAACGGGTTGGTTAAATCCACAAACTATTTCTAGTACACAAATTGGTGTGCCTAGTTACTTATGGGCAGATTCTACTAATAGATTGCGTATCAAAACAACTTTACCAACAAGTGATACTGATGGCACTGTTGTTGGAACACAAAGTTAAGGACACGCCATGTTTGAAAAACAAACTATTATTGATCGTATAGAAGTGTTGGCAGACCAGACCGTTGCCGTTCGGTATGTGGTGACTGTTACGGAAGATGGAAAGCCTTTTGCCGAACAGGTCAAAGGCAACTACTTTAAACCAGGCGATGATTACAGCGCCGAGGAAGCTAAAGTGCAGACCATTTGTGCCATTGTGCATACGCCAGAAGTTATTGCTGCTTACCAAGCGGCCCAAATTCCAGCATAATGCTGAAAACACGTACTGGTGCGTTCACCAGGGATTCTATGGAATCGAAAAATGTCAGATGAA